CACCATCAGTCCTGAACCTCGACTTACCTGTAGCTCTCCTTGCTGTCCTAGTCTTAGCTTTAGTAGTAGCTTTCTCTGAAGGACTCTTAGCAGAAAGACTAGCTATTGGAGCTGGAGGGCTAGGAGGTGGAGGAGGAGGGGGTGGAGGTGGGGGAGGTGGTGGTATACTTGGAGCACCACCACACATAAGGACTGACAATAGGTTTAACACAATGTTCTCCTAACTTGTATTTATATTAATTTGTTCTGTATTCTTAAACTGGGCTTCTCTTAATTCTTCTTGTTTATCTTTTAACCAATGCAATACTTTAAGTTGACCTTTAAGTTCACAAGTTTGTTCCCAAGTATCACAACTATGTACTAAATGTGAACCAAAGTTATCTTCAAGTAGCCTAAGTAGACCATTAGTTATTACAATATCATTCTCAAAATCCATGAAAGGCTCTCCTAAAGACCTGATATTTATGACATGGCTATGTCATTATTATTTAGTAGGACAAACACCAGTAACACACTCATCATTTTCTATTTCATGTGAGCTATCAGTATCACTAAAATCTACATCAGTTAACTGTGAGACATACTCATTGTACACTTCTTCTGTTACTACTTCTTGCGGTAGGTACGCATAGACGGTATTAGTAATGGGAAGAAAGCTAACACCAACGTAGCTAGACCAATTAGCCTTAAGCCAATCTCGAATAGCAGGGATTTCATCCTCTTTATAATAAACAGAAATCGAGCAGTTCTGTTCAACGTAAGAATCCATGAGTAACTTGTAGCGTACCAGTTGTTCAATAGCCGTCTCGTCATTAACATATTTGTCTCCATCTTTATTGAATCTTATGTTATCCCAAGCTACAGGAAAAGTAACAATAGCATTATGCTCATCAATAGGATTAGTTATCACATGATACCCTGCTTCTCTGAGCTTAGGAAGCATAGGATCATTTACAGAGAAGTTAACATTGTTAAAGATATACTTACCGATAGGCTTATGACAACCTTCAGTAGTATCCATGATCTTACTCAGTGTACCACTAGGTTTAATAGTAGTTACATTCTTAGGACGTTGAGTACCTAACTCATCTGCCATAGAGTATGCCCCATGTACTGCTATGTTTTTAAATCTCTTATAATCGTATTCATTAAGGTCATCTCTGGTGGTGATTCCCGTAAGACCAACTCCACAGAGTCTGAGATATTCGTTGTTCTCATGCCATGTTCTTTGTAAGATTCCATCATCAAGGTTGACAAGCGTCTGCCTATAGTTCGCCCTAGCTGTAACATAGATTGCTCTATCGAGTCCTCCGTTGTCATCTCTGAACTTTCCAATATCCACTTCGGTAAGGTTACAGAAAGCTTTATTTCCAAGGAGGATTTCGGCACAGGGGTTGACTCCTGAGAACCAAGGTGCTCTTCTTCTTGCTTCTTTTCCGTTAATGATTCCTGGTTCTGAACCTCCGCTTTCTTTAATAATCTCAAAGACCTGTCCCAGTTGTGCATCAGTAGGCTCCTTCCAAAAGACTACACTGTTATTAGATTGAGAACGGTGGGGAAGGGATGTTAGATCATCCTTAGCTCTTGCGAACTGCTCCCACTCTGGAGTATCATGATAAACCAAAGCTATCTCAGCTGACCTACGAGAAGATAGCACCGTTCCTAGCCAGTTCATTACATCTAGTATATCCATCTTACTTAACAGCTGTCCACTCTTCTTGTTTAGAATGTGAACGATAGCTGTGAGTGCTTTGGCGAGGGGAGCATCCCCACTTGAAATCCATCCGTATCCTGCAAGGCGTTGTCCTGCTGGTCTGAGTTGTGTGAGATCGAGTACGAGCTTTGTAGCTTTCCCTTTGTATGCCAGAATTTTACCGATACACTTTGCCCATGCTTCAGCGGAGTCTCCAACTGTAATTCTCCAAGTCCCATTATCTGTAGACTCTTTGTTTCCTTCGTGTCCTCCTTTTTTCGTTCTCTTACTTCGTAGTACTTCAATGGTTGTGATGGGTGTTGTGAATCCTGACAGTGTACCAACAACGGGCGTGAAGCCGACACCGCATCCTTGTAACAGGAGCCACAGAGAATCAACGACATCATGTATAGTCTCCACTTTAAGATGAGCACAATTAAACTGACTAGCTTCTCTCTTCTTAGCTACATCAGTTCCCCCTAGCCACAGTGTTCTACCTGATACCATTACCTTACGGTCTAACATTAACTGCCTTAACTCTTTTAACTCTGGGCCTATACCTAGTTCAGTACCAGCTGCTCTATTCCACAGCCAGTTCTGGTGATCTATAACTCTATCTACAGTTTGTTCCCACGTCTCATAACCTGTCTCCGTAGGTCTATTGTAGGTACGTCTTGTTATTACTTGTGCTCTCACTGATGGTTTACTCAATTAATTAATCCCTCCAGTATCGGAGGCTCATAGTTCAAGCCCTTCTGGACTTTACCATTAGCGTCCTTGATTAGTGGTAGCTTACTCATGTTAGACTTATGGACTAACTCAAATGCTTTATCAAAGTCCATACCAAATGATACTGCCATACCTTTAATCACATACACAACGTCACACATTTCTTTAAGTAAATCCTGCATCATTACATGACGTTCTTCTACATCTAGATTAGTTTCAATATCAAGAGCTGCACTTGCTAACTCTTGTATCTCTTCAAAGAGGAGCCGTAACCTAAAGTCCATTAACTCTTTGCTGTAGGGTTGATCAATGGCTAACTCCATCTTCTCATGAAACTCTCTAACTTTTTTCATTATAATAAAACTCCTTCATCATCTCAATACATTTTATTGCTTTGTTTAAATCTTCAACACCATTCTTATCACGGTGTCGTACTACATATTTAACTACACTACCTACGTCCATCCCTAATTGATTCTCTATAATAAAAGTCCAAGGATCAATCTTATACTTAGCGTAGTAACTAGGACGTATGTTAGTACTACCACCTTTCCACTGATCATTCAACTGGTCTTCTATTACTTCAAGAGAATCTTTTTCTACAATCTTCTTACAATGTGCCATGTGATCATCCTCCTCTTGTCCACACTCTTCACAATACATTAGTTTCTTGACGGCTCCCATAGTACTACCTCCTCACGTTTAAAGTCATAGTCATCAGCTCGTAATATCCTAGCCACTCTTGCTTGTACTAGTGCATCCTCTTCTGTTAAACCAGCTTTATGAAAAGATGCTAAAACATTATCCCAAGTAGGATTCTTAAGTACCTCTGTGGCTTTCTTAGGGCCAACACCAGGACATCCCTTGTAGTTGTCAGTACTATCACCTACCAATGTCTGATACAAGTGCATATAATCTGCAAGAGTTTCAGTGACAGTCTCAGTTACTTCAGTGTCCATGTTAAAGTATTCACATGGTATTGTCAACATATCTTTATCAATACTAACGATAACATTCCTAGAATAACTACCATCAGTAGCTAAGATACCTAGTGCATCATCAGCTTCACACTCATGGAGAGTAAAGGTAGTGTAAGTTTCTTTAAGATACTCCACTAGAAAATGGTATCCTAAAGGTTTCTTTGTAGCTTTTCTGTTACCTTTATATTCCTCTAAAATTTTGTGCCTAAAATATTTTGACCCTCTTGGAGAGAAACAAATAATAAGAGTAGATATACCTATCTTCTCTTGCCAATACCTTATGCTACTATCTGCTTGAGCTTTAAGCTCTGCTAGATTAGTAGCTGTGGTAACAATACCATCAGGCCATTCTACCTCATTCTGGACAGCCCAACAAGTTCTGTATGTAAGTATGTCTCCGTCTATTAATAGTCGTGAAGTCTTCATTTACGTCTCCCATGTCAGCGTGTCTTTGATAGTGACAATTCTCACATACATAGACACATTTTAATATTTCTTTAAGTAACTTTAACTTATCAGGTTCACAAGCCCCTCCCTGCAAGATATTAAAAAGCTTATCTTCAGGGTTTAAATGATGAAAATGTAAAGCCTTAGTATCATTGACAAGCCCACAATCCTGACAAGTGTAACAAAACAACCAAGCTAAAAAACTTTTTCTAACTTCCCGTCTGTATTTTTGATAAGCATT